GTTTTCAAGTGTCCGGCTTTGATGTACTCGTCAAAAATGAACTGCTTGCCGAAGCCCTTAACGCTTTGCCCGAAAGGAAACGCGACATTATCCTTTTGTCCTACTTCTTGGATATGAGCGACGCGGAAATTGGCGAACTGCTGAATGTTGTACGCACGACGGTTTTCCGGCACAGGAAATCCGCGCTTGCGAAAATCAAACAGTATTTGGAGGGAAAAGCAGATGATGAATACCGTTAGGAAGTCTGAAAATCTGTTGCCGTTCCCTGTCATTTCCGCAGCGGCAAACGGCGACACAACCGCCATGTGCGCGATCTTGAAGCACTACGAGGGTTACATAGCGAAACTTTGTACCCGCACGCTGAAAGACGACGCGGGCAATACCTATTCCTATGTGGACGAGGAAATGCGTAACAGGCTGCAAGTGCGCCTTATTACCCGCACCCTTGCTTTTCATGTAGGATAATCTTTTAGCCCATGCGGGGAGCGTGTCCCCTTTCCACGCTTCCCGTTATGGGCTATTTGTCGTTCCGCAAAAGCATATCCGCTGTTGATGTGCTTTTGCAGGCCGACAAAGCCTATTGTTCTTTGACAAAGAAAGCGGCCTTTGGTGCGCAGCATAACAGGCAAACGGGTACATTCCGTCTGTACCGAGCCAGTCGGCGGGTACGCCATGACAGCTTTTCCCCATAGGGGAAAAGCCGAGCGAGAACTACCGCGCCGTAAAACAGGTTTAGCAGCTTGTGGGCGACGACATACAAGGCGGCACAATGATACTCCCGCGTTGAACACCCTCAAAGTATTGCGCGGCGCACCCATAAGCATGGGCCGGGGTGAAACTCCCGTGAGGTTGCAGCTAACAACCGCCCGTTTTTGCCTTTTGACGAATATAGTTTATCCATACAGGAAAAGGAGGTTTTTCTAATGGATAAAAAACAGACAATTACAACCGAACGCAAAATAGGGAAAATCACCTATCTTGTTCAAGCGTTGCCGAGTGAAAAGGCAACCGATACAATCCATAAAAAGATTGAGAAACTCATTGTAAAGGATTTGCAGAAAAAGCCCGGAAATCCGGGATTTTTAGCGTCCGAGTAGTGCATTAGGCGGCGGGATATGGTATAATGATAGCAACACATTATACCTGTTTATTCGGCTGTCGGAAAGGAGGACTAATGTTACAGTCGAATAAAATCACCGCCCTTTACTGCCGTTTAAGTCAAGAGGATATGCAAGCCGGAGAAAGCGGAAGCATACAGCACCAAAAAATGATACTTCAACGCTATGCGGACGAACACCATTTTTTGAACACAAAGTTTTTTGTGGACGACGGATTTTCCGGCGTGAGTTTTGAGCGCGAGGGGCTGCAAGCGATGTTGCAGGAAGTGGAAGCCGGACGAGTGGCGACGGTCATTACCAAAGACCTTTCCCGTCTTGGCAGAAACTATCTGAAAACGGGCGAACTCATAGAGATTGTATTTCCCGAAAACGGAGTACGCTATATCGCGATCAACGACGGAGTTGACACAGCGCGGGAGGATAACGAGTTTACCCCCTTGCGGAACTGGTTTAACGAGTTTTACGCCCGCGACACAAGCAAGAAAATCCGCGCAGTTAAACAGGCACAGGCGCAAAAAGGCGAGCGCGTCAACGGGGAATATCCATACGGCTATATCCCAGACCCGAACAACCGCCACCACCTTATACCCGACCCGGAAACCGCGCCGATTGTCAAACAGGTTTTCGCTATGTTTGTTAGCGGCGTGCGTATGTGCGAAATCCAAAAATGGCTTGCGGAAAACAAAGTCTTGACGATTGGAGCGTTGCGCTATCAGCGTACAGGACAGGCGCGGTATCAGCGGGCAATGATCGCCCCCTATACTTGGCCGGACAAAACGCTCTATGACATATTAGCAAGGCAGGAATATTTAGGGCATACCATAACCGCGAAAACTCACAAGGTATCCTACAAGTCGAAAAAGACCCGGAAGAACGAAGAAGAACAACGCTATTTCTTCCCAAACACCCATGAGCCGCTTGTTGACGAGGAAACCTTTGAACTTGCGCAAAAGCGGATTGCTACCCGCCACCGCCCGACAAAAGCAGCGGAGATTGATATTTTTTCCGGCTTGCTGTTTTGCGCTGGTTGCAGACATAAGATGTATTACCAACAGGGCGTAAATATCGAGCCGCGCAAGTTTTCCTATTCTTGCGGCGCATGGCGCAACAGGGCAAGGACAGGCAGCGAGTGTACCTCTCATTATATCCGCAAAAACGTACTTCTTGATTTAGTGCTGGAAGATATGCGGCGGGTTTTGCGGTATGTTAAGGAACACGAACAGGACTTTATCTGTAAAGCTACCGAGTACGGCGACATGGAAGCGAGAAAGGCATTAGCGCAGCAGCAAAAGGAACTTTTCAAAGCACAGGCGCGTATGACCGAACTTGACACGCTTTTCCGCAAGCTGTATGAGGACAACGCATTAGGCAGACTGACAGATGAACGGTTTGTGTTTCTAACTTCCGGCTATGAGGACGAAAAGAAATCCCTTGCCGCAAGGATAGACGAGTTACAACAGCAGATCGCAACCGTTACCGAGCGAAAAAGGGATATATCAAGGTTTATTCAGATTGTCGGGAAATACAGCGACATACAGGAATTGACCTATGAAAACGTCCATGAGTTTATCGACCGTATTTTGATACATGAATTAGACCGGGAAACCAACACCCGGAAAATCGAAATCCATTACAGCTTTGTCGGACAGGTTGATACCGAGCAGGAGCCGACGCAAGTTGTCAACCATGACCGCCGCAACATGGTAGATGTAAAAAGTATCGCTATCTAACCTCAGCAAAGTTAAGTCCACTATACCCATCATCAACATAAATTTCATATATCTTAAAACCATGACTTTTCGCATATTCTTCTAAAATAATCTTTTGCGTTTGAATTGAACCTGAATCACCTACATTTCCATCATCAAGAGACAATCTACAATATAAAGCTGGGTTGTATATTTTATTTTCCTTCAAATTAACCTCCTATTCCAACACAAACTTGCATCAAGATGATATCACAAGTTTATGTTTCCATCCATCTATTTGTTTATAAATTTTGTAAGCTGGGTATCCCAGTTACTTAAAACACGGCTGTGTCAATCGGCTTTTGTGAAGCAGACTGAAGCACAGCTTATCCCGTTTCCAAAAATGTTATTTTTTACTAATTTTTACTACATTTCAATATCAACTCCCTTCACTATTACAGGAGATTTCAACTCCATTTTGAGAGGGTACTAAATAAATTTTCTTCAAAATTATATTTACCCCTTCAATAGTAACGGACATTTGTAGTATTAAATGCAAGGGTCTAATTTGAAAAAAGTTTATAAAATTTATATACCTTCAATAGTAACAGACATTTAATGTGCTAAGTGTCGGGGTAAAAACGAAATTTTTTTAAAACAAAAAAGAGTGCAACTATCATTAAGATAGTCACACTCCCGCAAGTTTGTGTTAATAATTATATTATTTTGTTATTTTCTTTTGTGAATATTTTTCAATTATTTTAATAATACTTTTTCTTTTATCAAGATGTATTTCAGAACCATCTGTGAGTTTAATTCTTATTGCTGGATTCTTCATAATAGTTGCTACTTCAATTGTATCAATTTTTTCCCAACCGCTTTCCTTAATAGTTCTTCGTAACAAAATTATTTTAATACCTGTTTCATCAATATAAACCTTCTGAAAAATCCAGTAAAATCCTATAAGAAAGTATAAAAATATTAAAGAAAAACACAAAACCAATATTATCCATCCATCGTTACTTCCGTGTTTAAGACTTAAAAAATATCCAAACAATGCAGGGATAAACACTATACAAATCCCACCAAATGTAGACAATGTTTGAAATAAATTTTTATAAAATTTTTGCTTTAACATCATCAACACCTCCTAACATTTAAAATGCAGATATTAATTTACCAATAAGATATGACGTTAAATCATAAGCAGCTTCTGTTCCACCAGCAATCATTCCAGCTAATAACCTTAACGCAAATTTAGAATTTAAATCTGTGGCAGCTCTTCCCATAGACCCAGCTATAGAAGACATCGCAGATCCCATTCCAGCAAATATATTCAATGAACCCATAACTGCAGAGGTAAGTAAAGTTTCTCCCCAGTTAATATTTACATTTTTAAAGCCTGATTCGTGCCAATTTGTGTAAACTGTTCCTGCTAAATTTCCGGCAAAACCTCCAGCAAAAGATGCAGTTACACCTAGTGCTAAATAACCCATACATGCAAGATTAGCAACTTCAGAAGCGGCGGCAAACGCCATTCCTCCTAATCCGGCACCAACTCCACACAATGCTCCAGAAATAGCTCCGCCAATATATCCAGCAGTGAAATCTCCACCATTAGCTTCAGTAACATATCCATTTATTAACGAACCAGCTCCAGCGCCGATTAAAGCGCCTCCAATAACTCCACCAATCCCTGCTGTAGCAACAGTTAAAACAATTCCACCAACAATAGCCGCTCCACTAATCAACCAAGCCGCCCATTCAGGTAAATGTCCACTAGGGTCTGAATACATAATTGGGTTATTCATGCAGTAGCAGTATAAGTTTAATCCGTTGATAGAACTTGGATCTAAATATTCAATTGAATCTGGGCTAATGAATCTTCCCCATTCAGGATTGTAATATCTAGAGTTGCAATAGAATAAACCAGTCTCGACGTCATACTCTATGGTGTCCTAAGTATTAAGCATTTAGGTCACCTATATTTTATAATATTTATAGTGAATCATCAATAAATTTGTATTTTATGATCATTCGTCGATGTTTAGTACCATCTTCTGCTTTTGTATAATAACTTAATTCTATCCGTTCTATTAAAGAATTAACCATATCAGAAGATAATTCTACATTATCTAAGAATCTATTAAATTCATGCTTTAATTGGTCTAATCTCATTAATTTATAAGTTACATTCTCATGCACATTTCTTAATGATTGCAATTTTTGTTCTAATAAATCTTGTTCTTGTTTATTTCTAAGTAACAATTCTTTATATGTTCTTTCATTAATTAAATCACTCGCATAATCTTCATATAACTTAGAAGCAATCTTTATTAAAGTATTAATTCTAGATTCTGTTTTCTTTATTTCAGAAGATTTATCTTTAGATTCATCTTTCTTAATCCTATTTACATAGCTTTCAAATACTTTTTCACTATGTCTTAATCTTTCAATTATTCCAAATATCTCTTTTTCAATAATTGTCTTTATTTGATGATATTGAATAATATTTGATCTAGGACATTCATGAGGATTATTTTCATGATTAGCACATTTATAAAATGTGTCTTTTTTATTATTTCTTACTTTATGAGCAATAGCCATTCTTTTACCACATTCACAAAATAAGATTGATTTAAATAAATTTTCATGTTCATGATGTGCTGGATAGTGTCTTGCACTTAAAACAGTTTGTACAGTTTCAAATGTTTCTTCACTAATTATAGCTTCATGAGTATTTTTAACTATGATATGTTCACTATCAGGAACTTTAACTCTTCTTTTGGTTTTGTAGTTTTCAACTTTATATTTGCCGTTTTCCATATGACCACAGTAAACCATATCAGTTAATATCTTTCTTACAGTTACTGCTTTCCATTTATAATGATTAGTTCCTTGAAGTTTAGCAAATCTAGTTGAACCCTTTAAAGTTTTATAAGCCGCAGGATTTAATATTCCTTTTTCTTCTAAAACTTTTGCAATAGTAGGTGCACCTTTTCCATTAACACACATATTAAATATTAATTCAATTACGTGTCTTACATCTTCATCTACTATTAAATGATTTTTATTTGTAGGATCTTTTATATATCCATAAGGTGTTTGAGCAGATATAAATAATCCATTTAATGCTCTTTGTCTTTTTGCAGATTTAACTTTTCTTGATAAATCTTTAGCATACATATCATTTAAGATATTTTTAAATGGTGCGATATCATTATTATCGATTAATGTATCTACACCATCATTAACTGCGATATATCTTACATTATGTAAAGGAAAGTATTGTTCAGTATAATATCCAGTTTGTAAGTAATCTCTACCAAGTCTAGATAAGTCTTTAGTAATAACTAAATTTATCTTTCCTGATTCAATATCTGCAATTAATCTTTTAAATGCTGGTCTATCAAAATTTAATCCTGAATAACCATCATCAATATATACTTCTTTAATAGTAAAGTTGTTATCACGACAATATTTTTCTAGCATCATCTTTTGTGTTTGAATACTACCTGATTCTCCTAAAGATCCATCATCTAAAGAAAGTCTACAATAAATAGCAGTCTTATACAAAATAGATTCTATCATATCATCGCCTCCTTAACATTACAATTTTAAGCTGGGTATCCCAGTTAAAACAGGTGACGTGCAAGACTAAGTGTTGCAAAGTGTTACACGTCTTATCCTGTTTACAATTATTTAATTATTTGTTCAATTTTATTATCTTTTAATACTTTTTCGAACTCATCTTTATATCTAGTATTAATCAAAACTTTTTTGTCCTTTATGAATAAATTAAATTGATAGAATACAGATTTCCTGTATCTGTTACATGCATACTTTTCTATATCGCCTATGTTTAGTTCGATTTTTCTAAATAAAGTCTTTAAATAAACTTTTTCATTATCAAACTCTAACCTATATTTAATGGAATATAGCCATCCATATAAACCGATTGTTCCAAACATAACCCCTGCAATTGCGAATAAAATAATATCTTTATCACTATATTTATCGTTATTCATTAAATAAATAGACAAAGGCATTAATATTGCAAAAATATATCCAAAAAGCATAATATTTCTAAATGGTTTACCTTCTTTTTTCATTCCATCAATTATTCTAATATCCATAATTCCCTCCCAGTTTAGTTAAAAATATCAATCAATAATATTACACAGGCAGCAGCTCCAGCAAGCGCTCTAGCGCCTGGCATTGGTATTGCTGCAATCCCTGCACATACAAGGTATGCTCCAGCAATAGTACCCCATCCCACATTTGCAGTAATTTCTTGAGTAGTATTTCCCGAAATTGTACCAAATGAGAAAGAAATACCATCTTGCAAACTAATTTCTGCTCCATAAGTAATCCATGGTGTCAATTGCATACTAGTACCAAATCCAAGGTTTGATGAAACATAAGCACTAATTCCATACCAATTTCCTAAATTCATTCCTACCCCAGCACTATATCCTCCATTACCTATATTACTATAAGAATAAAACATTTCTGAATCGTTCAATTGAGTTGTTACAGTATAAGAAATATTACCAAAGAAGGCCCCAATGAATGCATTTTCAATTAACGAAGTGGTATAGTGTGTCATTAAAACCGAATTTGCCTTTGGCCAATTTATACTACCAAAACTTGATCCACTTAATGATCCAAAACCACTAACTTTTGACCCTCCAACTACACTTCCGCTTCCAACAATATTACCTAATGTTCCACTTGTAGAACCAATCATTCCACCACTAGACAATCCACCAACAATTGGGCTATTATATGCAATTCCAATTGGATTATTATTAGCATAACTATATAAGTTTAGACCATTAATACTAGATGGATTTAATGTTGATACCTCTGCTAGTTGGATGAATCTTCCTAATTCAGGACTGTAGTATCTTTGTCCCACCATTGCAAGTCCTGTTTCAACATCATAATAA